GGCCCCGAATCAAGGCCAAGCATTCTAGAGGGTCAATGTGCAGAAGTCACCCTAGAAGCAGGCGGCAGTCGGGAGGGGCTATATAAAGATGGTGCGGACGGAGAGACTCGAACTCACCACCCCCCGACTGCCAGGCCTGGAGGCCTTGATTTGTGTGAATGGGCGCGTGTGCGTGAGCGTGAATCTGTTCCCAGCTTGTTCCCAGTGAGAACCAGCACGGGTGCTCAACACCGCAGGCGGCGGCATTCTACACGGATTTATTTTGAGGCAAAGCAAAAAGGTAATTTTGGTAATCGTGAGAGCTTAAAGCGCCTGAAGCCCTTTATTTTCAAAGGCTTATCAGTAGCTCATAAAGGTAATAAATCAGTAATCGGAAGGTTAGGAGATTACCCAGACGACTGGCCAGAAGAGGGAAAACTAAAATCGTTTAAAATCAGTAGCTTGCATAAATATTACCTTCACCCTTACCCAGAATTACCAGCCAAGGTCATCAGGCAAGCCCAGTAAATCCGGGGCCTGTAGCGCTGCCAGATCATCCAATTACGAAAATTACCCATTCCAGATATCTCATCAGCCGGCCTAGACAGGAAGCGGCCTCACCGCCCTAGCATGAGGCGCTTGCTGCAGGGATTCGCAGGGTATTTTCGCCGCCTGAACGCCGCATGTAGGGCGCTGCCTGGGACGCATTGAGTAGTCCGCAGGGGTGAAGAAAAAGCACCCTATTTAGACCGGGGGCGTGGCGTGGGGACGAGGGCGCGCGCCGGGGTCAATATGGCCGGCTGGGTACTGCCAGCCAGCGCACCACCGATCGGTATTCATACCGATGGCTAATGGCTACAATCAGCCCTTTTATTGCTGAGTGGTTCACATGGAAAGAGAAGAGTTGATACAGCTCGTTTTAAAGAAGCTGGACGATTCTGCAGAGTCGATTCGGGAGCAATGGGCGAACCCCACCGGAACGTCCACCCGCCACTTCATCGTTGACGATCTGCTGCCCGCTGCGGTGGCGAGAGAAATCTACGAGTCCTTCCCGAAAGATGGGAATGGGTTCTTCAGCCGCGAGTCGTTCCGGGAAAAGAAGCGTACTTCCGCCCACCTAGGCCAACACGCCCCACTGCTGGGCGATGTGACGTATGCGATTCAAGATGCCAGAACGGTTCAAAAGGTATCGGAGCTGGTGGGAATGACCGACCTTGAGCCAGACCCGAGCCTCTATGCCGGCGGCCTGTCAATGATGTTCCACGGCGACTTTCTCAACCCGCACATCGATAACAGCCACGATGGTAAGCGCGACCGCTTTCGTCGCCTCAACCTGCTCTACTACGTGTCCCCAGACTGGCAACTTGAGAACGGCGGCAACTTCGAGTTGTGGGACGAAGAACGTCTCGTACCCAAGACCATCGTTAGCCAGTACAACAGGCTCGTGGTCATGGAAACCAACAAGCTTTCCTGGCACTCGGTTAGCCCGGTGACCGCCCAAGCGCCAAGGTGCTGCGTATCGAATTACTTTTTTTCGGTCAACTCCCCTGACAACACCGACTACTTCCACGTTACGTCCTTCACCGGTCGCCCTGAGGAACTAGGTAAGCGCGTTCTTGGCGTGATGGACAATGCACTCCGCAACGTCGTCTCCAGAGCGTTGAAAATCGGTCGCGGCAAAGATCAGGCGAACAAGGAATCTGTGTAACGTCCCAACTGAAAAGCCGCCTCAAGGGCGGCTTTCTTGTGTGAGCGCGACAGTCAGCTGGCAGCGCTGCTGGGCAGTTCGTAGGGGCTGAACCTCACCACCTCCTCCCCCACCCAATCGTTGATCTGCATGAGCCGGGCTTGCACCGGCTCCAGCTCGTTGACCGCCCACACCTGGGCGGCCTCACGGATCGAGCCGAAGCCCCCAGCGTTCTGCGGCACCACACCCATCAGTTGCGGCGGAATGCGCAGCATGGCGAGCTGATCATCGCGGCTGATGTTCTTGATAGCGCCAAAGTCATCCTTGGCCGCCACCTCACTGATGGGGATCAGCTGGATGCCGTCTTTCTTGCCGTTCGGCGCGTACATGAACAGGTTACGGAAGTTGCCCGGCCCCTTGCTGTCGCGCATCGCCTTGCGCAGGTCCTTGACGTAATTCTCGTCGAAGGCCGCGTCGGTCATGTACAGGATGAAGCCGGCATGGCTGCCGTTGGCGAAGTACTTACGCCGGAACAGCGTGGCCGCCTCATTCAACAGCGCGCTCTGTAGGCCTGGCAGCCACTCCGGCAGCCCGTAAATCTCCTGATTGATATCGGCCTCGCGCAGATGGCAAACGCTGCCGCGCTTGAACTCGTGTTCGTCTTTCCAACCGCGCACCTGGTAGTACGTATCGAGATCCACCCCGCGCCGCATGTACTTGGCCAGGCACGGCAACAGCCCCAGGGCCTGCCGGAGCATATTGTTGCGCTTCTCGAGATACAGGTTTCCCGACCACCCCCAGTCCGTGACGATCTGCTCGAAGGCCGCCCGGCTCAGCAGTTTGTGCGGAATGAAAGTGCGGGACAGCGCGTTGCGCTTGAACACCAGGGCAGACGGCAGATAGACGCCCGCTTTCGAGGCCTTCGCCAGGTTATCCAGCGAGACGGGCGGCTCGTACCAGCGCCCGTTGGCGTAGCACTCCAGATAATCCAGAAAGTCACGCCCATCAAGCACCGCCGTAGGCTCACCGAAGGTAAAGGCCATGCCGCCGGGCACGCTGGCGGCCGGCTGCTCAGTGATTGTCTCGTTGCTCATCAATAGAACTCCATAACGCCCGTATTGGCGGCCGTCTGGCCCTCCAGGGGCTCGTTGTGCAAAGCGTGGAACAGCGCCCACGCCAGGTCGGCGTGGCCCGTGTTGTCGTTGCGGCCGGCGGTGTAGGTGAACTGCCGCCCGCCCGGCGTGACCGTCTTGCGAATCGCCATCAGCGACTGCGCCATGTCCGTCCAGCCGGCGTCGAACTCAAGGCGGCCCTGGCTGATTACATGCCACGCCTTCATCACCAGGCGCGTTTTCACCTCGGGGCTGTAGCTGAACGTCGTCAAGCCGGGGAAGAACTGGCGCACCAGCTGCGCCACGGCGCTGCCGATGCCGGTGGTATCGATGCCGATATAGGTCACCCAATAGCGCTGGGTGACCTTCTGAATCGTCCTGGCCTGGCTGTCGAAGTCCATGCCCTTGAACTGGTGGCGCTCCAGGATGCGGAATTTCCCGCCCGGTACCGCCGGCGGCGCCACCACCACCAGGCCGGCCGAGTCGCCGCTCTCCGCAGGGTCATAGCCAACCCAGACTTGGCGCGAGCCAAACGGGCGCATCTCCAGCGGTTTGAAGTCATCCCAGTCGACCCAACTGTCCACCATGCCGCTCTGCAGCATGCTCAGCGGGAAGATGCTCGCCCCGTCGTCGACGAACTGGCACATCAACAGATTCTGGAACGCCGCCGCGTCGTACTCGCGCCGCAGCTCATCGATGTCGAACAGGTCGCAGCCTCGGTCGGCCGCATCCAGAATCGTCACGATCTGGCGCCAGATCGAGTCCTCGCACAGCCGGCCTTGCTGCAGCTCTGCGTGGCTTACATCCAGGTTGATATGCTCAGCAGACGGCTTGCCCTTGTTGAACCGCTCGCCCGTCCAGAAGGTGTACGCCTCGTGCGCCATGCTGCTCGGCGTCGAGAAGTACGTCCGGCGGTAGCGCTTCTGCATCGCCATGCCGCTGGCGACCTTGTTCAGCTCCTGGAATTTGTAGGTCCAGAAGAACTCGTCGAAGTAGAAATTGCCGTGATAGCCCTGGGCGGTGCGCGCATTGGTACCCAGGAAGTGCAGCTCGGCGCCGTTTGGCAAGATGATCGGGTCGCCGGCCAGGTCAACCCCGACCACATCCCGCGCGAAGGCCTGGATATAGGCCTTGAAGATATGCGCCTGCGCCTTCGACGCAGACAGGAAAATCTGGTTGCGCCCGGTGATCAGCGCATCGATCAGCGCCTCGCGTGCGAAGTAGAACGTGGCGCCGATCTGCCGGCTTTTCAGGATGACGCGCGTGCGCTGGTCGCCTGCCCGGTGCCAATCGAGCTGGTAGTCGAAGCACCCTTCGAGGAATGCCTCGACCAACTTCTCGGTCTGTTCCTCTGTAATGTCGTTGCGCTTCGGCTTACGCTTCGGCCCGGCGTTGCGCTTGTCCAGCTCCGGGTTTAGCTCGGCCTCTGTACCGCCTTCCTGGAAGCGAGCAATACGCGCTTGCCGCTCCAGCTGCCTGCCAAGCAGGTCGATTTCCTTGTAATCGGCGCCCGACTTCGGGTCTTTCAGAATCAGCTGCACGAGCCGCGCCTCGGTCGCGGCCTGGATACGCTCCAGCGGCGTGGCGCGGTCCCACTCGTCGCGGGCCTTCCAGCTGTGCAGGGTCTTTTCTTTTTCGCCGATCAGCTCGGCGATTTCGCACACGCGATAGCCCTGCCAGTACAAGTGCTTGGCGTGGCGGCGGTGATCGGTGGGCAAATCGACGATGGCATTCATGGCGCCGATGCTGCCGTTCGCGCGCGCGAGCCCCTACCGGCGCGCCCTGTACCGTGCCCCGCTACAGGCTCAGCGCGTTGCCGCCTCTGCCCAGCCTGCCGACCATGCCCTCAACGCAACGGCCCCCGCCAAAGCATTGAGGACAAGCCCCATGAAGAAATTCCGCTCCAAGTGGTTCCGCGTCGCCGTCGAAGGCGCAACCACCGACGGCCGCCGCATCGAGCGCCAATGGATCGACGAAATGGCCGCCACCTACGACCGCGCCAAGTACGGCGCTCGCGTATGGATGGAGCACATCCGTGGCGTTCTGCCGGACTCCCCTTTCCGCGCCTATGGCGACGTGCTTGCCCTGAAAGCCGAAGACGTCCAGATCGACGGCCAGACCGTTCGCGGCCTGTACGCTCAGATTGAGCCCACCGATGACCTGGTCACCATGGTCAACAAGCGCAAACAGAAAATCTTCACCAGCATCGAAGTACGCGAGAAATTCGCCTCCACCGGCAAGGCCTATTTCATGGGCCTGGGCGTAACCGATACCCCGGCCAGCCTCGCTACCGAGGTGCTGAACTTCGCCGCCAAGCATCCAGATGCCAGCCCGCTCAAGGCTCGCAAACAGCACGCCGACGACCTCTTCACTGCCTGCGAAGAAGTCGAACTCGAATTTGAAGAAATCACCGAGGAACCCAGCAAGACCGACGGCTTGTTCAGTCGCGTCATGGGCATCCTCGGCAAGGTCAAGGATAAGTCGGTCAAGGATGACGCCCAATTTGCCGAACTGACCGACGCAGTGGAAGCGCTGGCAACCCATGGCAAGGAACAGGCCGACGCCTTCGCCAGCGTGCAGACCGCCCACAACAAGCTCCAGGCAGCTCACGACAAGCTGTCGGGCGAGTTTGCCGACCTGGTCAAGCGTCTCAACGAAACCGAAGACCACAGCCAGCAGCCCCACCGGCCGGCCAACCCTGGCGGTGACGGCAAAGTCGTCGCCGAGTTCTGACCCCAAGCCGCCACCACGCCACCAGTTCGGAGTAACACCATGCAGAAGAACACCCGCATCGCCTTCAACGGCTACCTGGCCAATCAGGCGAAAATCAACGAAGTCGAATCGGCAACGGTAACCTTCACCGTCGCCCCGACCCCGGCGCAGAAGCTGGAAAAAGCGATCCAGGAATCGAACGCCTTCCTGAGCAAGATCAACATCATCCCGGTCGACGAGCCCGAAGGCGAAGCCATCCTGCTCGGCGTCAACGGCCCGACAGCCAGCCGCACCAAGACCGACCCGGCCACCGGCAAAAAGCGCAAGCCGCGCGATGTCAGTGCCCTGAGCAAAGACACCTACGCCTGCAAGAAAACCAACTTCGACACCGCCTTCCCCTACGCCAAGCTCGACGCCTGGGCCAAGTTCCCCGAGTTCCAGACCATGCTGTCCGGCTCCATCGCCGTACAGCAGGGCCTGGACCGCATCATGATCGGCTTCAACGGCACCAGCGCGGCGGATGACACCGACCTCGCCGCCAACCCGCTGCTGGAAGACGTCAACATCGGCTGGCTGCAGAAAATGCGCGCAGGCGCGCCCGACCGCGTCATCAGCGAAGGTGAGAAAGTCGCCGGCAAGGTCACCGTAGGCGCCACCGGCGACTACAAGACCCTCGACGGCCTGGTCTTCGATGCCATCCAACTGCTCGCCCCGTGGCACCGCAAGCGCAAAGACCTGGTGGTCATCGTTGACCCTGCTCTGCTGCATGAGAAGCAACTCAAGGCTGTCGAGAAGGGCGCCGAGTCCAACGTCGAAGAAAACGCCGCCGACGAGGTGGTCACCAAGGGCCGTCTGGGCGGGCTGCCCATCGAGCTCGACGCCCCCTTCTTCATCGACGGCGGCGTGTTCATCACCCCGCTGAGCAACCTGTCGATCTACGTTCAGAACGGCAAGCGCCGTCGCCACATCCGCGACGAGCCGGACTTCGACCAGGTCGCCGACTACCAGTCCTCCAACGAGGCCTACGTCATCGAAGACTTCGGCGCGAGCGCCCTGGTCGAGAACATCGAGAAGGTCTAAGCCATGATGACCCTTGCCCAGCGCACCCAACTGCGCAAGCGTGCCGAAGCGGAATCGGCACGCACCGCACCACCGGCGCTCATGGACGGGCTCAACACCTACGAGCTCATGCTCGCCAAGCTGCAACAGGATCAACTGCGCCTGAAACAGGTGCAGTCCAACCAGAACAAAGCCCTGCTCAAGGCCGAGCTCCTGCCGGAATACGCCGACTACGTTGCCGGCGTGCTCGCCGGCGGCAAGGGTGCGCAAGACGACGTATTCGTCACCGTCATGCTCTGGCGCTTCGATGCCGGCGACTTCGCTGGCGGGCTGGAGGCCGCGGCCTACGTGCTCCAGCACAATCTGAAAATGCCCGAGCGCTTCAACCGCACCACCGGTTGCGTCGTCGCCGAAGAGATCGCCGAGGCCGCCCTCCGCGCCCTCAAGGCCGGCACTGACTTCGACCTCGCAGTCACCCTGCAGGCCAACGAGCTCACCGCCAGCCACGACATGCCAGACGCCGCCCGCGCCAAGCTCATGCTGGCCATCGGTCGCCTGTACGCACTCAAGGTCAAGGACGATGCCAGCGGCGAAGACCTGGGCAACCTCGTCAACGCCAAGGAATACCTGACCAAGGCCATCAGCCTGTACAGCGCCTGCGGCGCCAAGAAAGACCTGGAGCGCGTCGAAAGTCGCCTCAAGAAACACGCCGCCACCAGCGGCTAACCGAGCGTCCCACGCACCCGGCGGCTCGGGGCCGATCAGCTGGTTACTCCTTCCCAAGCTATGACGCCCCGACCACCGCCGACTATTCCCGAGGCACCGCATGAGCGCGTTCGTAGCGGGCGGCACCCCTAACGCCCCGTACCCCATCAGCAACGCCGACTTCTGGCCCGAGATCGACGGCCAGAAGCTGCGCGTCGCCATGCGTATCGACTCCAGCGTCACCGACGACCGCCTAGAGGTCGCCACCGTCAACGCCATGATCGAGGCCAACCGCGAACTGGTCGACTACCGCACCGCCCGCCAGGCCGAAGGCCACGCCACCCTGGCCGACGTGCCGGCCGAGAAGATCAAGAACGAAAGCCAGCTGCTGCACCTCTACCGGCGCATCGTCTATTGCCGTGCCCTGGCCGAGCTGATCGAGCGTTACCGCAGCTACGACGCCACCAACAGCGGCGAGCAGAAAGTCACCGAGGAAGAAACCAGCCCAGACCAGCTCCGGCGCGACGCCCGCTGGGCGCTGCGCAACATCCTCGGCGAGAGCCACAACACCGTGGAGCTGCTCTGATGCCCACCGTCATCTCCGCCCAGGGCGACACAGTCGACAGCATCTGCTGGAGCTACTACGGCCGCACTGCCGGCGTTACCGAGGCCGTGCTCGACGCCAACCCAGGCCTGGCCGACCTCGGCCCGATCATCCCCCACGGCACCGCCGTGACCCTGCCGGACGCCGCCCCGCAAGCCGAACAACCGCAAGTGGTGAACCTATGGAACTGAAACCCGGCGTCGTCACCCTCGCCCTGTACAAGGGCAAGGGCCAACTGTTCAACGCACTTATCCGCGCCTGGACGGGCTCCATCTACAGCCACTGCGAACTGATCATGCCGGATGGTCGCTGGCTGTCCGCCTCGGCGATGGACGGCGGCGTGCGTGCCAAGCGCATCGACTACAAGCCCGAACACTGGGAGCTGATCCCCGTGCCCTGGGCCAACGCCCGCCGCATCGAGCAGGTTTTCGACCAGTACGAAGGCAGCGGCTATGACTGGTCCGGAATTTTCCTCAGTCAACTGCTGGCCCGCGGCATTCACAGCGAAAGCCGCATGTTCTGCAGCGAGTTTTGCGCCGAGGCCCTGGGATTCGCCGACATCGGCCAGTTCTTCAACCCCATGCTGCTCGGCGCTGTGGTGCGCCGCATTAACCGGCTGCCATTCGTGCAGCTTGCCCACTCGCTAGCCGAGGGCCACCCGGATGCCAAACATGCCTGATCGTCCTGAAACCTGGGCCATGGTGCTCGCCTGGCTGGAGCACCACCACCCGCTGGTATACGCCGCCGTGCTGTCGGCCACCCTTGCCGCCGCCCGCCTCATCTACAACGGCGGCAGCATCCGCCGCGCCCTGGGTGAGGGCTTTATCTGCGGCCTTATCACCCTGGCACTAAGCAACGGCCTGCCGCTGTTCGGTATGCCCGTTGAAGTTGCGCCCTTCTTCGGCGGCATGGTCGGCCTCATCGGCGCCGACGGCGTGCGCGCCGGCCTCAACCGACTCGCAGCCCGCAAGGTAGACACCCTATGAACAAGCCCCCCATCCTCGAACATGGCTCCAAAGGCCAGGCCGTCATTGCCCTGCAAAAGGCCCTCAACGCCGCCGGCGCCAACCTGTTCCCCGATGGCGACTTCGGCGACGAAACCGAGAAAGCCGTCCGCGCCTACCAACTCAAGAAAGGCCTGGTAGTCGACGGCCGCGCCGGCGAAAAAACCCTCGCCGCCCTGGCCGGCGCCGATTGCAGCAAGCTACTCAGCAACGCCACCTTGGTGGCCGCAGCCGCGCGCCTGGGCTTGGAGCTGGCCACCGTCTACGCCGTCAACGAAATCGAGAGCCAGGGTGCTGGCTTCCTGGCCAACGGCAAGCCCAAGGCTTTGTTTGAACGCCACGTCATGCACGCCCGCCTGTCCCTGGTGCGCAACAAAGGCGACGACGCGGCCGCCCTGATCGCTCATGCCGATCAACTGGCCCTCACCTACCCCAACCTGGTCAGCCGCAAACCCGGCGGCTACGCCGGCGGCACTGCCGAACACCAGCGCATCGCCCAGGCCCGCATGCTCGACGCCCTGTGCGCCGACGAGTCAGCCAGCTGGGGCGCGTTCCAGATCATGGGCTACCACGCCACGCGCCTCGGCTATGCCAGCGTCGCCGAGTTCGTGCGCCTCATGCACCAGGATGAAAACCAGCAGTTCGAGGCATTCGTCCGTTTCATCGAGAAAGATCCGGCGTTGCTCAAGGCCCTCAAGGCCAAGAAGTGGGCGGCCTTAGCCGAGGGCTACAACGGCCCGGCCTACGCCCGCAACCTGTACGACGTAAAGCTCGAACGCGCCTACCAGCGGCACGCTGACTGCGGCTGCGGCGGGCAGAAGGTGGCGGCGTGACAGGCCTGCATGACCAGCTCCGCAAGCTGGAGCTACACGACGGCGACGTGATCTGCCTGCCAGCGGATACGCTGGAAGAGCACATCCAGCAGATGTCGAAGACGGTCCGCGAACTGCACCCAGGCATGCGCCTGATGTACGTCCTCGGCGACCTGCAGGCACTCGACGAAGCAGCCATGAACGCCGCTGGCTGGTACCGCAAATGACCACCCTGCGCCAAGCCCTCTACGGCGCCGCCCTGCTCGGCGCCCTTGGCATTCTGCTGTGGGGTACCTACCAGCAGAGCCAGGCCGCATCGGCACGCGCCGAGCGTGACGCCCAGCTCATTGACCAACTCAAGCAACGTAGCGCCCGCCAGGCCGCCAGCATCGTTCGCCTCGGCGGCGAGCTGGCCGCCTGGCGCGTCGCCCAGCAGGGCATGCAAACGGCACAGGCCGACGTGCGCCAACAGCACGCCGCCAGCCAGATCCAGAAACAGGAGATAAGCCGCAATGACCCGAGTTTTAGTGATTGGGGGCGGCAGCCTCTGCCTGATGCTGCTCGCCGGCTGCATGAGCGCCCCGCCCTTACCGGAGCAGACGCTTACCGTGCTTGGCTGTCCCGTCGTAACGCGCTGCAGCCTGCTGCCAGCGGCGCCGCAGAATAACGCCGACCTCAGCGACGACAGCGACTACCTGGCCGCAGCCTGGGCCGAATGCGCCGCCCAGGTAGACGCCGTCTACCAGTACCAGCAGCAACAGCCGAGGGCCGATCCGTGAACAAACCCAACAGCCTGCGCGACCACCTACTCGCCGCTGACACAACCCTCGCTCAGAACCCCGAGCGGCTGCTCGTCTTCATCGACGAGGGCAACATCCGCGCCACCGCCGCGCCGGGGCTGTCGTTTGAATGGCTGTTCACCCTCAACATCATCATCACCGACTACGCCGGCCACCCCGACAACATCGCCATCCCCCTGCTGGCCTGGCTGCGCCGCAACCAGCCCGACCTGCTCACCAACATCGAAAAGGGCAAAGACGCCATCGGCTTCGAGGCCGACATCCTCGGCAATGACAAGGTCGACCTGTCCATCACCCTTCCGCTCACCGAGCGCGTGATCGTCAAACGCCTGCCGGACGAAAGCCTCGAAATCACCCACCCGCCCGAGCCGGATTTCGGGCTATGACCGACAGCCTAGAAGCCCTCGAAGACTGGGCCGGCGCCCTGCTGGCCAAGCTCAGCCCCGCCGAGCGGCGCAAGCTCACCACGCGCATCGGCCGCGACCTGCGCCGCAACCAACAGCAGCGCATCGCCACCCAGCGCAACCCGGACGGCACCCCCTACGCCCCGCGCAAAGCAAAGGCATTGCGCGGCAAACAGGGGCGCATCAAGCGCCAAATGTTCACCCGCCTGCGCCAGGCCAAACACCTGCGCCTGCAGAGCACTGCCGATTCCATCGGCATCGCCTTCACTGGTCGCATTGCCCGTATCGCCAAGATTCACCAGCGCGGCCTACGCGACCGCCCCGCCCGTGGCCAGGCCGAAGTGCAGTACGCCAAGCGCGAGCTGCTCGGCTTCAACCACGCCGCCATCGAGCTGATCCGCGACGGCCTACTCGACCACCTCACCCTGTAACGCGCCCCGCTACAGGGGCCACCGCGTGCGCCCCGCGCGCGCGAGCCGCAGCATCACCGGCATGAACAGCCTCGCCGAACTCGCACGCCTCATCGAAAACCTGATCCGCTTCGGCACCGTCGAAGCCGTCCAGGTCGATCCGCCCCGCGTGCGCGTAAAAACCGGCAACATCACCACCGCCTGGCGCCCCTGGCTCAACCTGCGCGCTGGCGAGGACCGCGAGTGGGACCCGCCCACAGTCGGCGAGCAAGTCATCCTCTTCAGCCCCTCCGGCAATCTCGCCCAGGGCGTGGCACTTACCGGCCTCAGCAGCGACCAGCGCCCGGCCAACGGCGACCGTGAAGGCCTGCACCGCCGCACCTACCGCGACGGCGCCGTGATCGAGTACGACAGCCTTGCTCACCACCTGCGCGCCACCCTGCCCGGCAGCGCCGAGCTGATCGCGGCCGGCAACATCACCCTCAACAGCGGCGGCGATATCCAGATCGCCGCCGCTGGCAACGTCGCCATCACCGGCGCCCGCGTGGACCTCAACTGATGCCGGCCGTAACCCGCAAGGGCGACAACTGCACAGGCCACGGCTGCTGGCCACCGCGCCCCAGCACCGGCGCGAGCCCGGACGTGTTCGTCAACGGCATCGCCGTACACCGCCAGGGCGACGCCTGGGCCGCGCACACCTGCCCGGCCATTCCTGAGACGCACGCCAGCGTGCTCGCCGAAGGCAGCGGCACCGTTTTCGTCAACTGCAAGCCGATTGGCCGCATCGGCGACCCCGTCGCCTGTGGCAGCAACATCGCCGCCGGCTCGCCCAACGTATTCGCAGGGGGCTGAGCATGATCGGCATGAACGCCCGCACCGGCCGCACCATTACCAGCCAGCAGCACCTGGCCCAGTCCATCGCCGACATCACCACCACCCCGGTGGGCAGTCGCGTTATGCGCCGCGAGTACGGCTGCCACCTCGCCAACCTCGTCGATTGGCCGCTCAACGCCGCCACCCGCCTGCAGGCCTATGCCGCCGTCGCCACCGCCCTCATGCGCTGGGAACCGCGCATCCGCCTCAGCCGTGTGCTGCTCACCCCCAGCAACGTGGCCGGCCAAGCGTTCCTCGACGTAGAGGGCACCGTCACCGACACCAATGAGCCCTTGAGTCTGCGCGTGCCCATCAACCTGGGGGCTGCCGCATGACCATCACCTTTACGCCTATCGACCTCAGCCAACTGCCGGCGCCGAATGTCGTCGAGCCCATCGACTTCGAGGCCATCCTCGCCGAGCGCAAGGCCTACGCCATCAGCCTCTGGCCAGCCGACAAGCAAGCCGAAGTCGCCGCCACCCTGGCCCTGGAATCCGAGCCGCTCACCAAGCTGCTGCAGGAAAACGCCTACCGCGAAACCCTCCTACGCCAGCGCGTCAACGAGGCCGCACTCGCCGTGCTGCTGCCGTTCGCCAAGGGTGCCGACCTGGAGCAGATTGGCGCGCGCTTCAACGTCGAGCGCCTGGTCATCGTCCCGGCCGATCCATCCGCCGTGCCGCCAGTGCCTGCCGTTCTCGAGGATTACGAGAGCATGCGCGAGCGTATCCAGATGGCCATGGAAGGCCTGAGCACCGCCGGCCCGCGTAACGCCTACATCTTTCACGCGCGCAGCGCGGATGGTCGCGTAGCCGACGCCACCGCCATCAGCCCTGCGCCGGCCGAGGTCCTGGTCACCGTGCAAAGCATCCTGGGCAACGGCACCGCTTCCGCCGAGGTGCTGGCCATCGTCGACGCCTACCTGTCCGACGAAGAACGCCGCCCAGTTGCCGACCGCCTAACCGTGCAGAGCGCCGAGGTGCTGCCCTACCAGGTCAACGCAGTGCTGCACCTCACCAGCACCGGCCCCGAGGCCGAGCCGATCCGCGCCGCCGCGCTGGCACGTGGCTTGGCCCTGGTCAACCGCCGTCGCCGCCTGGGTATGGAAGTGAACCGCTCCGCGCTTGACGCTGCCCTGCACATCGAAGGCGTCAAGCGTGAGGA